CCGTCGCAGCCCTCCTACGCCCCCAAGCCGCGCGGGGCGCGCGGCGAGAGTTCTGGCGTTGCAGTTGGTCAGACGGCGTGTTCGCCTTCCTTGAAGGCGCTGTCGGTGATCTCGCGCAGCTTCGCGCGGTAGTGGTTCAGGGTGCCGACATGGCCCCAGTTGATCTCGTCGGGGCTGGTCCCGAAATGATCCGCGCTGAGGGCGGCGAGGCGTTCCAGCATCGCGTCGATCTCGAACTTGGCGGCGAGGAAGGCATCGAGGGCTTTCGTGTTGTCGGTCGCGCGTCGGGTCATCTTCGTGGCTCCGTGATGAGTTGCATCGTTCATGTGGAGACACGTTCGCTCTGTCCGGGACGCTTATCAACTCGATAAGCATATGTTTTTGCATGATAATCGGAGCCGTCAATGCAGGGCATGAGCGAGCGCCAGTACGCCGTGCATGTCGGGCTGTCGCGGGGCGCGATCCAGAAGGCGAAGACGGCTGAACGGTTGGTGCTGTTCGCGGATGGCAGCATCGATGCAGTTGCCAGCGATGTGCGTCGGGCGGAAACCACCGACCCGTCGAAGACCCGGAAGTCCCCGCCTGAGCCGAAGTTGCGGCCAGTCTCAGAGGCGGCCGTCGCTGCCGTCGGCGACACCTTGCGCGAACAGGGCCTGGCGGTGCCAGCCGTTGGCGGGGGCACGACTTTCCTGCAGGCCAAGACCGCGAACGAGGTGCTGAAGGCGCAGGAGCGGCGCATCCGGCTGCAGAAGCTGAAGGGGGAATTGATCGAGCGGGCGCGGGCGCTGTCGCTGGTGTTCCGCCTGGCGCGGGAAGTTCGGGACGCATGGGTGAACTGGCCGGCGAGGGCGGCGGCGCTGATGGCGGCCGATCTGGGCGTCGAGCCAGCCGCGATGCAGAAGGTCCTTGAGAAACATGTCCGTGCCCACCTCGACGAGCTTGCCGAGGTCCGGCCCGATTTCCGGTGATGATGATGGCCTGACGGACTTCGACGGTGCGGGCGAAATCCTGCGGTCGTGGTGTAGCGGGCTTCGGCCCGACCCGGACCTGACCGTCTCGGAATGGGCGGATCGGCATCGGATGCTGTCGGGCCGCGCATCAGCGGAACCGGGGCGGTACAGGACGGCGCGCACGCCCTACATGCGCGAGATCATGGATCGGCTGTCGCCCGGCGATGTGATGCAGCGCATCGTGTTCATGAAGGCGGCACAGGTCGGCGCGACCGAGGCGGGCAACAACTGGATTGGGTTTGCCATCCACCAGGCGCCGGGGCCGATGCTGGCGGTCCAGCCGACCGTTGAACTGGCGAAACGCAACTCGCGCCAGTGGATCGACCCGCTGATCGACGAAAGCCCCGAACTGCGGGAGCGGGTCAAACCGGCGCGGTCGCGCGACGCGGGGAACACGATGCTGTCGAAGGAATTCGCGGGCGGCATCCTGATCATGACGGGGGCGAACTCGGCGGTCGGGCTGCGTTCTACCCCGGCGCGGTACATCTTCCTCGACGAGGTCGATGCCTATCCCGCCTCGGCCGACGAGGAAGGCGATCCGGTCACGCTGGCCGAAGCGCGGTCGCTGACCTTCGCCCACCGGCGCAAGGTCTTCCTGGTCTCGACGCCCACCATCCGGGGTCTGAGCCGGATCGAACGGGAATACGAGGCCAGCGACCAGCGGCGGTTCTTTGTGCCGTGCCCGCATTGCGGCCATGCGCAATGGCTGAAATTCGACCGGCTGCGCTGGCAAAAGGGGCGGCCGGAAACGGTGGAATATCACTGCGAGGGCTGTGATCAGCCCATCGGCGAACACCACAAGACGGCCATGCTGGAGGGGGGCAAATGGCGGGCGACGGCCGTTGCGGCCGATCCGACCACGGTCGGGTATCACCTCTCGGCGCTGTACTCGCCGATCGGCTGGCTGAGTTGGGAGCGGATCGTGCGGTCATGGGAAGCAGCCCAAGGGTCGGACGAGGCGATCAAGGCGTTTCGCAACACGATCCTTGGTGAGACTTGGGTCGAAACCGGGGAAGCCCCCGACTGGCAAAGGCTCTACGACCGGCGCGAACGATGGAAATCCGGCACGGTGCCTGTGGGCGGGTTGTTCCTGACAGCCGGGGCCGATGTGCAGAAGGACCGGATCGAGGTCGATGTCTGGGCCTGGGGTCGCGGGTTGGAAAGTTGGCTGGTCGATCACGTCGTAATCGAGGGCGGACCGGACCGGCACGACGCGTGGTCGGAACTGACGGCGCTGCTGGACCGGCCCTGGCCACATGAGCGCGGCGCGCATCTGCGCGTCGCGCGGCTGGCCATCGACACAGGCTACGAGGCCCCGGCGGTCTATTCCTGGTCGCGGGCGCAGGGGTTTGCACAGGCATCGCCGGTGAAGGGCGTCGAGGGGTTCAACCGTTCGAGCCCGGTGTCGGGGCCGACATTTGTCGATGCGACCGAGGGCGGCAAACGTCTTCGGCGCGGGGCGCGGCTCTGGACCGTGGCGGTGTCGACCTTCAAGGCCGAAACCTATCGCTTCCTGCGGCTGGAACGTCCGACCGAAGAGGACATGGCGGAGGGGGCGGCGTTCCCGCCGGGATCGGTGCATCTGCCGCATTGGGTCGAGAACGAATGGCTGAAGCAGTTCGTGGCCGAACAGCTGGTGACGGTGCGCACCAAACGCGGCTTTGCCCGGCTCGAATGGCAGAAGCTGCGCGAGCGCAACGAGGCGCTGGATTGCCGGGTCTATGCCCGCGCCGCCGCCTGGATCGCGGGCGCGGATCGCTGGACCGACGAGAAATGGCGCGATCTCGAGGATCAACTCGGGGCGGCGCCGACGGAAATGGACAGCGCGGGACGGGTCAACCGGCCGCAAGCCGCGCCCCAGGGAAAACGGCAGTCGGACTGGCTTGGCCGACGCGGAGGATGGTTCTGAGATGACTGACTGGACGGAAACCGAGTTGGCAGCCCTGCGCCGGGCCTATGCCAGCGGCACGACCCGGGTCAGCTACGATGGAAAATCCGTCGACTACGGCTCGGCTGAGGATCTGCTGGGCCGCATCAGGACCATCGAACGCGCCATCGCGGGGACGACCCGGCCGCTGCCTGTGGCCGGGGTAGCGGGCTTCTCACGTGGGGATCGCTGATGCCCGCGAACTGGATGGACCATGCCATCGCCTCGTTCGCCCCGCGCGCAGCCGCCCGGCGCGTGTTGGCGCGGCAGGCCTTCGAAACCCTGACGCGGGGATATGACGGCGCGTCCAAGGGGCGACGCACGGACGGATGGCGCGCACCGGGATCCTCGGCCGACACCGAAATCGGCGTGGCCGGGGCGCTCTTGCGTGACCGTATGCGCGACCTTGTTCGCAACAACCCGCATGCAGCGAAGGCCGTGGCGGTGCTGGTGAACAACATCGTCGGTTCGGGCATCATGCCCCGTGCCGCCAGCGGTGATGACAAGCTGGACAGCAAGGTCGATGCCCTGTTTACCCGCTGGACGGCGGATTGCGATGCCGATGGCCAGCTGGATTTCTACGGGCTGCAGACGCTGATCTGCCGCGAAATGGTCGAGGCGGGAGAAGTACTGGTGCGTCGCAGGTTGCGCCGGTCGTCGGACGGTTTGCCAGTGCCGTTGCAATTGCAGGTGCTGGAGGCTGACTTTCTTGATGCCACCAGGACCAGCAACGTCGGCGCGGGCCGCATCGTACAGGGCATTGAGTTCGACCCTGTTGGCAAGCGTCGCGCCTATTGGCTCTACACCGACCATCCGGGCGATGCCCAAGGCAGCTTGCGGGGTGGGACGGCAAGTCGCCCGGTCCCCGCCACTGAGATCGCCCATGTCTATGAAAAGCAGCGCACGCAGGCCCGCGGGGTTCCCTGGGGCGCGCCGGTGATCCGGTCCTTGCGCGATCTCGACGATTACGAGGTAGCGGAACTGGTCCGCAAGAAGACCGAGGCCTGCGTCACAGCCATCGTCTTTGGCGATGACGAATCCCAACAGGGCATTGCGCCCACCGTGATCGACGCCGACGGCAACCGTGTGGAGCAGTTCGAACCGGGGCTGATCGCCTATGCGCGGGGCGGCAAGGACATCCGCTTCAACCAGCCCTCCGCCACCGGCGGCTATGGCGAATACAAGCGGGCCAGCCTTCACACGATCTCGGCCGGGTTCCGGGTGCCCTATGAGTTGCTGACCGGCGATCTCAGCCAGGTCAATTATTCCTCGATCCGGGCCGGGCTCGTCGAGTTCCGCCGCATGATCGATGCCGTCCAGTGGCAGCTCTTCATCCCGATGTTCTGCGCGCCGGTCTGGCGCTGGTTCACCGAAGCCGCATGGGCGGCGGGCCAGATCCCGACACCGGACGTGCCAGTCGAATGGTCGCCGCCGAAGTTCGACGCCGTTGATCCCTACAAGGATGCGATGGCCGACCTGCTGGCAATCCGGACAGGCACGATGACGCTGGCGCAGGCCATCGCCCGGCAGGGTCATAACCCGGACGCGGTGCTGGCGGAAATCGCCGCGACCAACGCCAAGCTCGACGCCCTAGTGGATTGATCGTAACAAAGGAAT